CTCAAGGTGGAATTTACAGAGGTGTCAAACATGATGCAATCAAGTCAGTATCTTCGAAAGGTTCTAAAGAAGGAATCTATCGTGGAACTAAACATGTTGCATAATTAAATGGAAAGGGAGTGTAAAAACTCCCTTTCTTCTTGTTATAAATACTATTATGACTACAAAAACTCTTACAACTGCAACATGGGCAGGTAATCTTCCAGATAATCTATCTTATCTTGCACCAACTCAATTTGAATTATTAGTTAAGAAATTACCTAATACAAAATACTTTGCAACTGGTGTTAATGTACCATCTGTAAGTGTTGCAGAAATTCAACAACCTACCAACTTAGGTAGAAATGTTTTAGTCCCAGGCGATAAAATAAATCTTGGTGAATTGACTGTTAACTTTATTGTTGATGAAAATATGGAAAACTGGACTGAGTTATATACATGGATGTCTCAGATTACTAGTTCTACAGACCCAGAAAAGTTTAGAACACTTGTAGGTGCAAACAGAAGGGCAAATCAACCATATGATGGTTCTGGTGATTATGATGCATTATACTCAGATATGACAATTGTAATCACAACCGCTGCAAACAACCCTAATAGATATGTTAGAATACAAGGTGCATTCCCATCATCATTGGGAGAAATTACAATGGATACTACTGTAGCTGGTGGTATTACCTATGTAACATGTACTGCATCTTTCCAATTTACAACATTTGAAATAGCATCCACATCATAAAAAAGTGGACAAATACCAGTTTAATGGTATAATTATAGTATGACATTAGAACAAATTCAAGCTATGTGGAAGACTGATTCTGTAATCGACCAGATTGATTTAGATAAAGCTTCACTACAAACACCATCTTTACATGCAAAATACCTAGAACTTTTAAATGAAAAGAGACTATCCCTAAAATCTTATGAAGTAAAGTATAATCAACTCTTAAAAAAGAAATGGTTATGGTTTACAGATAAGTTATCTAAAGAAGAAATAGATGAACTAGGATGGTCATATGACCCATTTGAAGGCCATAGAGTAATTAAACAAGACTACAACTATTACTTCAATGCAGATAAAGACTTATCCGACCTTAAATTAAAAGTTGAGTATCTTACTGAATGTGTAGATGCTTTAAAAGAGATACTAAATATTATTACATGGAGACACCAATCAATAAAGAATGCAATCGATTGGTTGAAATTCACTAACCCAGCAGGTTAATATATTATGCCCTCTTTCATTCCAGAACATTGTGTAACTTTATCTAGAGCAATTCCACCTAATATATGTGAGGAAATTATAGATATTGGTAATAGACACGATAATAGATATGGTCAAATAGGTGATGCTAGTAAAGGAATAGAACATCACGAAACTCGTAAATCTGGTGTTGCATGGTTAGATAGGGATGTAACTTTAAAAGATGGTCTTACAATTTTTGACCATATAACTCCACATGTAAGACAAGTTAACGAAGATTATTTTAAATTTGATTTATCATTTCATGAAACATACCAATTTACTTCATACAAATATGACCCAGATAGACCAGAGCATTATAGTTGGCATTGTGATGGTCACTTTGAACCCTATAATGAAGAAGATTGTAAAGATGACCCAAACAAAGATGAACGAATTAATACATATAGAAAATTGTCATATAGTGTAAATCTTACACATCCAGATAAATATGAGGGTGGACACTTCGAATGGACAGACCCATTTCAACAAAACCCACAAAACATGACACCAGATAATATTAAACTTAGAGCTCAACAAGAAGCAAGAGAACAGGGAAGTATAATCATATTTCCTTCTTTTGTATATCATCAAGTAACCCCAGTACGCAGAGGAATGAGACAATCATTAGTAGGATGGATATCAGGCCCGACATTCAGATAAGCAAAGTCAATAACACTCATATAAAAATAGAAGCAGAAGAATCTATTAAAAGAGAGTTATCAGACTATTTTACTTTTCCAGTTCCTGGCGCAAAGTTTATGCCTTCTGTACGCAACAAATATTGGGATGGAAACATTCGATTGTTTGCACAAACTACAGGTAAAATTTATACTGGACTATATTATGCAATAGAACAGTTTGCAAGAGATAGAAATTATAATATAGATGGATATCAATGGGAGACTGATTTAGAAGTTCCAGACTTTACTGATAATTTAAACATGGGATTCCCATTAAGAGATTATCAAGTAGAAGCAATATCTCGTGGTATTAGATTTAGAAGACAACTGTTAGTATCTCCAACTGCAAGTGGTAAATCTGCAATCATATATTGTATTGCAAGACACTTTATCTCAATGCATAAAAAGAAAGTTTTAGTTGTTGTTCCTACAACATCACTGGTAGAACAAATGTCAAAAGACTTTGCAGACTATGGATATGATAAACCTATTGATAAAATGTATGGTGGTGATAAAAAAGGAACTACAGATATAGTTGTAACCACATGGCAAACATTATCTACAATGCCAAAATCTTTTTACGACCAGTTTGGTGCAGTGTTTGGTGATGAAGCACATTTGTTTAAAGCAAAAACACTTACAGGTATTATAGAAAAGATGAAAGATATAGGTCATCGATGGGGACTAACTGGTACATTAGATGATACTCAAACACATAAACTTGTATTAGAGGGTTTGTTTGGCCCTACTCATTATGTAACTACTAGTGCAGAACTTATGGATGAAGGTATTCTTGCAGAATTAGATATACAGTGTTTAGTACTTAAATACCCACCAGAGGTTGCAAAAGAAGTTATACAAATGGATTATCCTAGAGAAATGGAGTTCCTTGCTAGTAATGAGAGAAGAACACAATTTATAAAAAACCTAACTCTAGATAAAAAAGGTAATACACTGATACTATTCCAATATGTAGATAAACATGGTAAAAAAATATTTGATGCATTTCAGAAAGCAGGTATCAAATCATTCTTTATCTATGGTGGAACTGATACTAAGAATAGAGAACATGTAAGAGAATTAATGGAAAAGGAAAATGGATGTGTTATTATTGCATCATATGGTACTTTTTCTACAGGTATAAATATTAAGAACCTACACAATATTATATTTGCAAGTCCAAGTAAATCTAAAATTCGTGTATTACAATCAATTGGTAGGGTACTAAGGACAAGTAAAGATAAGATTAATGCAACTCTCTTTGATATTGCAGATGACTTGAGTTATAAGAATAGAGATAATTATACTTTGAAGCACTTTAAAGAAAGAATAAATACATATAGTAAAGAGAAATTTAAGTTTACTATTCATGAGGTAAAATTTTAAAATGAAATGGTGGGAAATATTATGGAAACAAAAACCTTCTGATACATGGAAAAATCCAGACCCAGCAGAAGTAACGATTGATAATGCATATAAGACACGCTGGATATGGTATCACACTATCCTTGCGATTGGAATTTTTATGTCGAATGTAATATTAATAGCCATTTTACTATTATTAGCAATAAAACTATGAGTCAATACAGATATTTAAAATTAAGAAATGGGGAAGACATTGTTGCAATGACAGTGGTCAATGATACTAATGGAACAGTAGAATTAACTCTTCCATGTAATATTGCACTTTCACAATCATTAATGGGTAAGGGAGCAGTTATAAAACTATCTCCTCTTGTACCTTTTACAAAAGATAATAGGGTTGTTATTGCAGCTAATGAAGTAGTATATACGACAACTATCGATGATAAATTTATTCAGTTCTATGATAAAGCATGTAAAGATTGGATTCATCTTAGAGATGAAATCGGTTTAAATGTTATGTCTCCTAAACAGGAACTAACTACAGGACAGGATATGCTAGAAAAGTTTGCATCTGAAATGAAAGACAGAATGCTAACTCCAGAGGAAGAACTATTCCTAGAAGAGGAAATGGACTTAGATATGATTACTCAAGAGGATAAAAAGATATTACATTAATATGCTATATCCATCCTTTCCAAGGTACATATCTAGGGTAACATGTGATTTTAAATCTGTCAAGGCAAATCTTTTGCTATTGACAAATAACAATATAATGAGATAATAGATATATGACTAAAGCTAAACCAGAACATTATGTAAATAATAAAGAGTTTACCGCTGCAATATCAGAACACAACATTGCTTGTAAAAAAGCAGTTGCAGAAGGAACTGAACCACCAAGAGTATCAGAATACATTGGTGAATGCATTTATAAGATTGCAACCAGATTATCAACCAAACCAAACTTCATTAACTATTCTTACAGGGATGAAATGATATGTGATGGTATTGAGAACTGTTTACAATATATAAACAATTTTAACCCAGAGAAATCTCAAAATGCATTTGCATATATAACTCAGATTATATACTATGCATTCTTAAGACGAATTCAAAAAGAGAAGAAACAAGCTGCTATTAAACATAAAGCAATTATGAATAGTGGTATCATTGATGACGCAGTAGCAACTATAGATGGTGAAACTGCACAATATGATAATTCATATGTAGACTTCTTGCAAAACAATTTGACAGAACCCAACTATAAACCCAGAGGTAAAAAGAAAAAAACCGATGATAGTAGACCAGTAGGTGTAGAGAAATATTTTAATCCAACCAAGAAAAAATGAACGACCAAATGGAGTTTGATTTTACAACACCAGACCAAAAGACAGCACAACAAATGGGAATTCGTTGGGTGCCTGATGAGGCAACACCAGAACAAG